TCATGAGTTGAAACAGCAGGGTCACTGGATTACGTGTTCTCCCTTCTTACGTTTCATGTATTGTTCGTAGATCCAGGCGTAGGTCCGGGACAGGCCGACAAGGAACGGCGTGTCCGGCTCCCAGCCCAGGATCTCCTTGATCATTGTATTGTCGCTGTTACGCCCTGCCACGCCGCGCGGCGCATTCAGGTTGTAAACCTTCTCCAGCTCCACGTCGCCGATCTTGCTGGCCATGTCGACCAGTTCGTTGACGGAGATGAGTTCGCTGGATCCGAGGTTGATGGGCGTAGCCGTCAGCTCGTCGCACTGCATGATCAGGTCGATGCCCTTGATGCAGTCGTCGATGTACATGTAGCTGCGGTTCTGCGTCCCATCGCCCCAGACGTCGATATGCTTCCAGCCGTTGTCCTTCGCCTCGATCACCTTGCGGCTGATCGCAGCTGGGGCCTTCTCCCGGCCGCCGTCCCAGGTACCGTTCGGCCCGTAGACGTTGTGGAACCGGGCGATCTTGGTATCGACGCCCCGCTCCTTGTGGACTTCCTGACAGAAGATCTCGGAGTAGAGCTTCTCCCAGCCGTAGCCGCGCTCGGCATTGGCGGGGTAAGCATCCGATTCCTTCAGCGCCCGGCAGTCGGGATCCTGCTGGAGGTCGATGTTGTAGGCGCAGGCAGAGCTGGAGTAGAAGTACTTCTGCGCTCCGGCGTCCGTCGCTGCGTTCAGCAGATTCGTGTTGGTCAGCACACTGAGCATGCACTGCACACGGAAACGCTCGATGAAACCCATTCCACCCATGTCGCAGGCCAAGTTGTAGACATCACTGCAGTCTACGACGACGTCTTCACAGGCGACGGGATCACTGAGATCCCGGCACCAGTTCTCGGCACGGTCGTCGACCTGGTACCACTGGGGCACCGGCTTACGATCGACAGCACGCACACGACATTGGCCTCCGTACTTATTGAGCAGAAACTTGACTAGATGGCCGCCGATAAACCCGCCGGCCCCTGCAACTAGGATGGTCGATTTCATTTGGATCTCTCACTTTCGTTGATACGGTTTAATTCTGCCTGAATACGCAGGCTGCACTCTCTCGAGCGCTCGGTTATTTGTGTTCGGGCTGCCAGCAGAGCATCCCGCCATTTCGTGCGGAAGCGGATCGTCCAGCCGGGCTCGTCCTTGACGAGATACTTCTCGCGGATGTGTATTGGTGTCCGTTCGCCCATGACGAACGTGTAGTCCATCTTGTCGATCTTGCCGCCCTTGGCCAGCAGCGTCGCGAACGGCGGAGCCTCGTAGAGGACCGTGCCGATCTCGTACGGTGGCTTGAGCGGGGCGACCTTGTTCTCTTTGCCGCCGACGATCTTGCCACCAGTTGTGACGGCCTGGTACACGACCTGCTCGGGTTCCTTGGGCTTCTTTGGCTTGTTGCGATTCCACGGGAAGAACATGATTTACCTCACGGTGCTGCCCAGCGCGCGGTAACACGCCTGGCATAAGGTCAGTGGTCCAGTATCGTCGCAAGTCGGGTACGCTTCGTAGAACGGGTCGTCGAACACGTGCTCGCAGTGATCACAATGATCTTTTTGATGGTTGGGGTCAACTCCCGCGGCTATCTTGGCTACCGTGACTTCCTCTGGGAGGTAGTCCCGGAGTTTCATGGACGCGCCGCATGTCGGACAGCGCCCGTTGGCATGCAAGCGACCGCTCGGGGCGCGCCGCTTACACACCACTTCGCTACGGTTGAACTGTGCGATCGTCCGGCACAGCGTGCACGTTCCCTGGTAGATGACGTCGGGCTCTTTGCCCTTGTGAACGATCTTCGGCATCGCTTTTCCTATTTGAAGTCTGCCGCGTACAGCTCACGCAGCCTTTTTGCGCTTTCCTCAGCGCGCTTGTGGTGTTTCACCAGCTCCTTCGACAGCGCCGTCAGGCTGCCCAGCTCGTAGCCGGTGAACTTCCACCCGCTGGCCGGCAAGAGCATGGCACTGACCTCGCTGATCGCTGCGTTGATGTCGTCAAGATCCCACATGTTCCAAACGCGCAGAGTGTTGCAGTGCGCTGTGCAAGGCATCGTGAAGTCCGACTCGGGGTACTTACGACTTACGCCATTCACCCGCAACAGGCAATGGCGCTGCCCGGTCACGGTCATCGGACCAAACGCGGCGTTGCCCTCGAACCGGCGCGTGCTCGAGAAGATCTCCCAGGCCACACGTGTCGGATGCGAGTTCAACGCACGGGGTGTCGGTTGCACCGTTGCGACCTTCGTCGTCGGGTCGTAACCGACGACCACAGGGTTCTTGTTGCCCGTCATCGCTGTCGCTCGTCCCGCCACCAGTCCGGCTATACCCCCGAACAGGGTTTTCAGTAAAGTTCGACGTCGCATGGCTTCCTCTCGAAGTGATAAGTTACGTCGGTGAATATGAAAGGCCCGTTGGCCTTCTCGCCTATAAGCGCCGTTCTTACTTGCCGCATGATCGGGCGATTGAAACACCCGACCACGATCGGCTCGTCCGGCACAGTATGCCAGCCACTGATGCAGCCGTTGTGCTTCATGGCTTCCCAGTGCTGCCCAACCGGCGGTGGTCCGAGATCAATCGGCCTGCCGTAGAGGACTCTGGGATTCTTGAACCATTCCTCGATGAACGGCGTCAGCTCTTCGGGGAGCTTCATGGCCCCCATCACGAGATCCCGCTCGGACTCGTCGACGGCACAGAAGCCCAACGGGATATCCCGTATGTAGTCGTAGACGGCGTCAAACATTGTCTCCTCCGTCGATGGTTACTCTGCGGTGTTCCCGCTCGTTGGATGGTTGTGCCGGTTGGCGCTGCACTCGCGGCGGTGTCGGCCGTGCGTTTGCGTACTTGTTGCACCGCCGTCTTTCTTTTATCATGGCCTGCGCAATGAGATATGCGTGTTCGGCCAGTTCGTCCCGCAGATCATTATTCCTGCTAAAATCATACCGCGCACTGCTGCCAGCTGCCGTGCCCGCCAACAGGCCCTGCATGGCCATTGCAGCAAAGTAGTCGCGCAGATCCATACCGCGGTGATGGGCGCCGCGATCTGGAGGAAATGCTGGTCCACCGGTCTCAGCCATTCGCGTCTCCGATCACTACACGGCGATGTTGTCGTTCGCCCGCTGGTACGGGATCTGGGGCGTTGGCGCCACAATGTGTGATCTTCAGCCGCCGGATCGGTGTCTTGCAGACATCGCATTCCATGCGCAGTATGTGGCGCCCCATATTGTCCCTGTCGTTGATTAGTACGAGGTTGCTGGCCACCGGCCCACCTGCGCAGTTGCAGTCTCGCACGAACTGCAGTTCGAGTGCTTCAGCTATCTTCGCCATCTGGCTTCCTGTAGCTCATGAAATCTCGGACTTCATCCAGCTCCCACAGTCCCAGCACCGTTTGCATCTTCGGTGTCTGTTTGGCCGGCTCAGGGAACTTCCTGATCTCGGTCCTGGGGGCTGGTAGGCAGAACGGCGGGTTCATCAGGTTGTAGAACCCGCCGGCATGCTCGTAAGTATCGCGGTTGTGCGGCACAATCGGACAGTGATTGACCACCAACCATGTTGACGTGCTTCGGATAGCGCCGTCGATCGCCAGGAAGGCGTCCCAGACCGACAGGTGCTGGATGACGTCCTTCATGATCATCAGGTCACCGCCCGGCAACGCGCCGCCGGTGATGTCAGCAACCTCGAAATGCCAGCAGTCATTGCCGTATCTCGCGTTGCACTCCTCTACGGCCTCTGGCACAATGTCCAGGCCGGTGTATCGCACGATCGGAATGCGCTGCAGGACAGTCCGCATGTAGTTGAAGTCGCCGCAGGCGGCGTCCACGATGCTGGTAATCTCCTGCTCTCCGACGAACTCGAACAACCAGTCGCGGAAGGCAGCAGTTGCCTTCAGCGTGCTGCCCCGGCCGGATCGTGTCTCGTTGCCCTGCCAGAGGCGTTTGTTGTAGATCTCGCGGAATGTATCCTGCATGCCCATTTATCGCTCCTCAGTCCTTGAGCAAGATCGCGCCGACGGCCACCAGGCTTACGGCAAAGAGCTTGTACAAAAGCGCTGTGGTAGTATACGGATCCAGCGCGCCAACCATCCAGCCGCCGATGCACAACAGCGAACATGCTAGTATTTGTCTCATTTCTTCGGTTTGGCGGCGTGTAAGCCGTCATCCTGTGCTACGAGTTCTTTTGATCCCCGCTGTTGGATGAACTCCACGCGGGCCAGGTTGGCGATGTCGATCAAATGCTCGAGATTGCCGTCCTGCTTGTATTTCTGGATGCGTGCCTCTGCAGAGTGCATGTTGTCGTAGCACGCATCGTTGGCCAGCTGGTGGCGGAACGATCCGTAGCGGAACGCTCCCATCACCATGCGGTCGAGACATTCCTTCTCGAACTCCTCTGACCACTGGAGCTGTTGAAGCTCCGGCAGGTCCGGCAGCTCTTCCCGCGGAGGGAAGCCGCCGAACACGTTTGCCCACATGTGGGCTCGCATTTGCTAGTGTACGTCGTTCATTTGTGCCCACCACCGAACATGTCGTTGGTATTGAAAGCGCCGACTGGAGGTTTCACGACGCCCGCTTCAGCAAGATGCCCCGCAGCAATGCCGTCCATCGCCACGATCTCGTGCTTGCCGTCGTCGGTGATCCAGGCAATGCGGAGAAACGGAACCTCCATGCCGTTGTCCAGTATGATGTAGTTGGCCACTATCGTGCC